AAGGTGGTTTAAGCGCTGGGCGGTTTGCGGAGCTGCGGTTAGATAGACAGTTTCAACCAATTACGTTAATAGAATTAAAAGAACTTGAACCAGTAGCATTTTCTAAAGCTGGCCTATGATAAAATACAATTTTAATTTAAGGATAAGTGGAAATGGCTGAAACTGAAGATAAGGCAGCAGAAGCGGCTGCGAAAACAGATGAGACTAAAACTATCGAAACATCAAAGGCAGCGTCTTTTGATGAAGCAGAGTTTAAACAGTTGCGCGAGTCTGTTGCTAAGTTAGAGCAAAATAACCAAGCATTGTTAAAAGAAAAAGCCGAGGCTAAAAAGAAGGCTGAAGCCGCAGTGCTTGAAGCTGCCAAGAAAGGGGGCGACATTGAGGCGGTTGAAAAGTCTTGGATGGAGAAGTATGCCAAACTGGAAGCAGAAAGCAATGAGTCAAATGTAAATTACCAGGGCATGATAAACAACTTGACCGTTGGGGCCGCTGCATCTGCCATAGCCGCAGAGATAGCTGTGCCAGGTAGTGCGGATGTCTTGAACCCCCATATAAAAAGCCGTTTAACTGTTGAAATAAAAGATGGCAAGCCATCGACTAGAGTGCTGGATGTTAACGGCCAGCCGAGCGCAGCAACGCTGCAAGAGTTAGCAGAAGAGTTTAAGAATATGCCAGCATTCGCGCCAATTATTGTTGGCAGTCTTGCAAGGGGCGCAGGCGGGGCAGGTGGTGAAGGTGAAGGCGAGTCAAACACCATGACGCGGGAAAAATATCGCAAACTTACCCCACAGCAGCAAAGCGAATTTATCGTCAAGAAAGGTGGTAAACTCATTGACTAATAACGCACTTATTGACATAGAGGTGGTTAAGCTGTAAGGTTTAACTATCTAAAAAGGTCTGTTGATGCGGTTGCACTGCTGAAACGGACGGGTAAGCGCCCAAATGATAACTAATTATCTGGGCGCTTTTTTTTGCGCCCTATTACCACAAATAGGATGCAGAAATGGCAAACACAATTACAAATCTAATTTCGTCGGTCCAGGTAGGGCTTGACGTTGTATCGCGTGAACTCGTTGGCATGATTCCAGCGGTCACACGTGACCCATCAGCAGACCGCGCGGCAATTGGTCAAACGGTCACATCTTTTGCCACGCCAGCAGCTACAGCGGCAGATATCACCCCGGCAGTTACTCCGCCTGATGATGGCGACCAAACCATCGGTAACGTAGCAATTCAAATTACTAAGGCCCGCCGTGTTCCTATTCGCTGGAATGGTGAGCAGACACGCGCAACCAGCAACAATGGCGTTGGTACTGGTAACATTCAGCAACAGCAAGTCAACCAGGCCATTCGCACTTTGGTGAATGAAATGGAAACAGACCTTTGCGGTTTGTATGTTGACGCTTCACGCTCTTATGGTGCTGGTGGCACTGTTCCTTTCGCAACTGCTGGCGACTATACCGCCGCAACTTTTGCACAGAAAATTCTATTAGATAACGGCGCTCCTCAAGGTGACCAACATCTAGTATTGAATACTGGTGCAGGCGCTAACCTAAGAGGCAAGCAAGCAGATGTAGACCGACAAGGAACCGATGTTCTATTGCGCCAGGGTGTCATTCAAGACATCAGTGGCATGGCAATTCGTCAATCTGGCCAAATTGCAACGCATACCAAAGGTACGGGCGCGAGTGCCACTACCGATAATGCAGGCTATGCAATTGGTGCAACAACCATTACTCTTGCTTCAGCAGGCACAGGAACCATTGTTGCTGGCGACTCAATTACTTTTGCGGGTGATTCGAACCAGTATGTGATAGTAACCGGCGATGCTGATGTATCAGGCGGCGGTACTGTTGTTCTAGCTGCTCCGGGTCTGCGCCAAGCAATTGCGGCATCTGCTACAGCAATTACTGTTACCGCTACCGGCCCACGTAATTTGTGCTTTTCACGTGACGCTATTATTTTGGCGACACGCGCACCAGCGTTACCGGATGACGGAGACATGGCGCTCGACCGTGAGTTAGTTACTGACCCAGTAAGCGGCATGACATTTGAAATTGCGCTATATGCTCAGTACCGCCAAATGCAGTATGAAATTAGTGCGGCTTGGGGTGTTAAAACACTCAAGACTCAGCATCTTGCATTATTGGCTGGTTAATTATGCTTATCAAGACCGTTAAAGTCGCTGCGGATAATGAGCAGGGGTTTATCATCATGAATGAGTGTGATGCTAAGGGTAAGAAGTTATACGACCCGACCCCTGCCAAAAAACCGGCACCCAAAAAGCCAATACCAAAGCCGCAAGTGGGCCGTTAAATGGCAATTATCGTCGAGGATGGTACACAGGTGGCCGGGGCAAATAGTCTTGTAAGTGTTGAAGACTATGAGCAACACGCTGTTAAAACTGGGGTAACTCTAACAGGTTTCCCAAATGAGCAGCTTATCAAGGCCATGCAGTACATCAACGAGCAAGAGCCTATGCTACTTGGGCAGCGTGTGACCAGGGACCAAGGCAACGCATATCCAAGAACCGGCCTTGTCATTGAAGGTTGGTCCTGGTTAAGCACTGAGATACCACGCCAAGCGATACAAGCGCAGATAGCTTTAGCACTTGATATTAATGCTGGATATGACCTCTGGAACCCGCCCATTAGAACCGAGCGCATAGTTAAACGCGACCGGGTAGAGGGGGCGGTTGAGAGGGAATATCAAGTTATTGGTGGCGAAAGTAAGATGCTATCAAGGTATTCAAATACTCAAGCATTAATGGCGTCGCTTATGAAACAGAACGGGTTAACACTGGTTAGAGCATGAGCGAGTTTAGTGATTTAGCGCTTGAGCTAATAACTGAGTTCGGTAATGAATATTCGTTCAATGGTGCGTCTAAGAGCTTGTACGGCATAGAGTTATCTGCTGAAGAAGCTTTTAGAGCGCGAAGTTTGGTTCAAGGTGAAAGTCGTATATTCATCTTTGCCGGAGCGGTTACGAATGGCGAATTAGTAAGCCTGGATGGCCGTGACTGTTACATAACAAACGCTAAGCCGAAACGGTTTCAGAATGTGCTTTTATATACCGAGATAGTGACATCAGTATGACCTTTGAAACAGACATGAACAGAATAGCAAACAAGGTAGGCTCCGACCTTGAAGAGTTTGGTTTTGTTGTCAAGTTCAAGCTGTTTAAGTCAGTAATTGATGATACTCGGGTGGATACGGGTCGGGCGCGCATGAACTGGCAGGCAACAGAAGACGCGCCAGCAAGTTCAACTATTGAAGGGCCAGGTAAGCGAGGAAGTGCCACACGGGAAGCAGCCGGAGCAATAGCAAGTGAAGCAGCAGCCGGAAGGTTGCGAGGCATAGACGGAATAGGGGTTACTTACCTAACCAATAATTTGCCTTACATTCGCAAGCTTGAACAGTTAGATGCGATGGCAGGAAAGAACGTGGCCAGAATACAGCAGATAATAAGGCGGGCGTTAGGTGGCTGATATAAGTGGCATTGTTTTACAGACATTCCGTGATAAGGCTTTTGGCTTGCCGATATCCGAGGAAAATGTTTTAAGCATCCCAAATAGCCGGTCAGCCTATTGCGTGTTGCAATATTTTGATGCTGGTGTATCGCCTCGGGGCTTGAATGATATTGATGAACATACGGCCTTGTTGCAAGCAACGCTGAATTATCCCGCTGGAACTGGAGATACATCGGCAAAGGCGAAAGCACAAGAGGTTATTGATAGTTATAGTTTTAATGACCGATTGTCGGGGACTGGCTATTTTGCGAATGTGCAAGATAAAAGTCAGTTTGTTGGAGTGGCTGAAGACGGCTGGTACAGCATAGTAGTACGAATTACTTTTTTATTTTATTTAGACAGGACATAGCAAAATGGCAAACCCTCAAATTTTAAGAAGCGCAATTGTGGAAATGCAAGGCAGCTTGGACACTTCAAAGACTTTAACAGGTGTTTCAAATGCTTCTGAAGGTGTTTTTACTGGGACGCATGACTTTGCAATTGGCGACCTTATTGTAATTGGCGCACCAGTTGGCATGCCTACATTGGGCAACCAGGTGGTACGAGTCAAGTCGGTTAACACAACGGTTGACTTCACTGCTGAAGGCTTCGACACGACCAATTCAGGAACTTATGTATCAGGTGGTACAGCAGAGAAAGTATTGACATTTTTAGCATTTGATAATGTTACAAACTTGAGTCTGCCGGATGACCCCCCAGAAGAGCTTGACGTTACGACCATTCACGATAGTGAAAAGCAAAACGTGTTCGGCTTGGAAGCTGCGTCAAAGGGTACATTCTCAACCATTGCAGACCCATTAAGTACGACATCGGTGGAAATTGGCGTTTCTCGTGCGGCTAATACTCGCCGGGTGTTTCGTGTAACGTTACAGTCTGGATATGT